GCGTGCTGACGATGTAGTAGATGATGGCTGGAAGCGTAGCGCGTTGAACCAATGCGTCTGGGTACATGCGTTGCCCGACGATCGCGGAGACGGTCGCATAGGAAAGCAGCTTGGTTCGGAACGCTTCGCCGATGGCACTCATCTATTCCCCACTGATAACGGTGATTGTGCGAGCCGCGGTTTCGGTGCTGGTCGACACGAGCTTCAGGTACTTGACCGCTTCGAATTGATCGCGATTGAGTGCAACGTGACGCGAGGTGCCGACGCCGATATTGATCTCGGTCGATTCGTAGTACATGGGCGTAAAGGTCGCGTTGTCGTTGCTGGCCTGAAACTTCACGGATGTGCCGCTGAGTGCCGCAGGCAAAATGATCGCCAGCGGAATGCGGTTGTTCTCAAGCGTCAGCGTTGTCGACGTTGTGCCCGATGATGCGATGGTAACGGTATCGGTGAGTCGTAGATTTTTAGCCAAGGCGAAGCTCCTTGATTTCGATTGCCAGTTGATCTTGGAACGCTCTAAGTTGTTGCGACTTGGTTTCGTCGTAGGCTTTTTGCAAGAAGTGCGGATTGTCTCGCGGTCGAAGCCGGCCCGTATCGCGGCCCCACAAAATGTGGCGACGGCCCTTGGGTGAAGCGTCGAATTGCTGCTTGTTACCCTTGGGCCACTTGGCACCGATGTAGACGCGAGCACCTTTGTTGTGCCGAATGGTTTTGATGCCCATCTGCTTGCCGGAATCGATCTGCCACTTGGCGTCGTTCTTGAATTTGGCAGACCATTTTTTGCGTGTGCCTGATCGCTGGCTGGATGGTGCCAGTGCCTTGGCTCGCTCGGCGATCGGCTTGGCCATGGCGATGAGGCAACGCTCGGCAGGCTTGAGCCGCAATAGCTCAGGGATCCGCATGAGTTGCTCAATCTGCTTTTCGTCAAACGTAAAGTCTATTTTGATGCTCATGAGGTGCACACCAGTTCGATGTAGCGACGGAGACCATCGACGTCGTTGACGTAGGTGATGCCGTAGTCGGTGCCGTTGTAGGTAATCTTTTGCAATGGCGAGTAGCCGGCTCGATAGCGAACGCGGAAGACAGCTCGCGTGCCGTCGGTGTATTGGCGACCTCGCATGGACTCGGTGCCGCCGGTCGGTACAAACTGGCATGGTTCGTTTTCAAGGAACGTGGACCAGGTGACGACTGGTTGGCCTGCTGAGTCAAGCGTTTCGGTCGGCGTTTTGATGGTGCAACGCTGACGCATGGATCCGACGGCGAAGGAGGATGGTCTACCAGGCATTGGCTAGCAACCCTCCTTCTTTGCAACGCGCCCGCGCAATTTCAACGTAGTCGGCTTCGCGTTCGATGCCGATGAAGCCGAACCCTTCCAGCATCGCCGCCTTGCCCGTCGATCCGGACCCCATGAATGGATCAAGGACAACGCCGCCTGGTGGCGTGACGAGGCGGCAGAGGTAACGCATCAGGTCGGTGGGCTTGACGGTGGGGTGGTGGTTGCGAGCATCACGTTCACCGCCCCCTGGGGCTGTTTCAGGATGGTCCCCGCTTGTAATCCCACCCCCAAGAATCTTTTTCGTTCTCGCCGCCAGCCCCTCGCACCCCTCATCCCGATCCGCCTTGCTCGCCTTCGCGCAGTAGAAGAACCGGGCGGCGCTCCCGCTGTCGCCGACGATCTCGGGAAGCTCGCCGACCGCAAACTCTCCGTAGCGTCCCTGACCGCCTGCGACTCGGTGCTTGCCAGCGCGACGGCTTCCCGACTCGGTCATCGGAAACAGCGTCACCACCTCCTCGCTGCCGTCGTGGATCAGGTTGGCGGGCCAGCGGCCCTCGGCGTCGGGCTTTGCGTCGCGGGCATAGTTGCCGCCGCTCATCGCCCGGTTCTCGGAAGCCTTGGAGCCCGACTGGCTCCAGCCCGACACGTCGTCGGTGTCTCGAACTACCCGACACCCATCCACATTCAGCGCCCCGGTGCCGTGCGCCAACACATTCTCCGCGACCGTGCCGACGAGCGGCTTGCGGGCGAAGGTGATCGGCTCTAGGGCGGGCTTTAGGGCAGTGCCCCAGCCGTGCCACTGGCGGGCGGCTTCGGTGGCGGGCGCGGTTATCGGGCTGTTCTTGGCCTGTTCTATCCATTCTTTTCGCTTTTCTTTGTCTCGCCCATCATCTAGTGCGTTGCGAAAATCACCTCCTGGCTTGTATCCCAAAACCTCCCGCTCCGCCCCAGCCGCCTTGTCGATCGCCTTGCTCACATCCAGCGACTTCGGAAACCCCGACCCGTAGACCCAGGCGATCATGTCCCGGATCTCGAACCCCGCGTCCTCGATGCGCACTGCCATACGATGTTGCGTCCGTGTTCCTGCGAAGGCCAGCAGATGACCGCCGGGCTTCAGCACACGCAGACACTCGGCCCAGATCGCCACGCTGGGCACGTCGTAATCCCACCGCTTGCCCATGAACGCCAGGCCGTAGGGCGGATCGGTGACGATCGCGTCGATGCTGTTCGCGTCGAGCGTTGCCATGATCTCCAGGCAGTCGCCGTGGTAAATGTCTATCATGGGTAGGTGCTCCTGGCATAGCGGAGGACCAGGTCTTCGTAGACTTTGCGGTTGTAAGAGCCTTCGTTGACCAACATGTCTCGGTTTTCGAAGTAATGACCGACGAGGAGCAGCATGGCACGCTTGGCGATCGCCGGAACGCTGGTTGCGTCCTGGGAGTAGCCGAGTTTGTAGGTGATCTCCCAGGCGTCCCAACGGTCGGCGACGGCTGGCAGTGTGATTTGGTAGGCGTATCGGATTTCGTTGATATGGAGTTGGTACTGCGAAGCGTTCCAAGTGGTCTGGTTGTTGGCACCGTCGTAGTACTTGATCGAGGTGATCGAGTGGATAGGACGCTTGGGCAAGGCGAGTCGGTCGGTGATGTAGCGGAAGCGGACCCTCCAAGTTTGGAAGCACATCACTGAGTCGGTATCATGCTCCCATTGCTGGCGAGCCTCAGCGATCGCGCTTTGCAGTTGAACGTCGTGCGTGCTGTCGCTCGACGCGATCTCCAGTTGCTTCTTCGCTTCCGCTAGCGTCAGCGGTTCCGCTGTCGGTCCTGTCACTAGCTCGGCTTGGAATCTCATACTGGGCAACTCGCAATCGATTGACTAAAAGATCCTCGACACCACCACCAAGTTCAGTCAGCAGCGCTCCCGCTGGCCACTGTCTCCACTGCGTCAACATTCTCACCGCCATCGGATTCCTCCTTTTGTTTCGTGTCGTGTTCGGCCTGCATCATCTGCTCCCACTCCTTGGGGTAGACGTGAATCGGCTCCATGTTTTCGTTGTGGATGACGACCATTTCTTCGAGGTGACCCAGACGCACGCCTGGATCGATCCAAAGCTTGAGTCCAGCATCTTTCCATTGCTTCCAAAACCACACGTCCGAATCGATGCGGTTGTCGCCCCATGATCCGTCTGGATCGGGCTGGCAGTAGAACCACGGCTTGGCAACCTTTGGTAATCTTTTGGCATTCAGGACTGTAAGGCCAAAATGAGCGGCGTCGACTTGAATCGGGTAGCCGTCCCATTTCGCCGACGTTTGACCTTCTTTGAAGCCAAGCATCCACTTCTTGCCGCGTCGCACTTGGATTCCGCACACGCAATCCAGATCTTCTTGTACAGCGATCGAGATCAGGCGATGCAGCTGCTCGGCAGTGAACAGCGTGTCGAAGTCGATGGTGACAATGTAGTCAACCTCCGCTTCGATGGCGGACTCCATCATGCGTTGCATGTTTTGGCCGTAGAAGACGCCAAGACCCACGTTGAGCGGAATCTTGATCTGTCGCAATGCGGCCTCAATGTTGGTGCGGCACCAGGTATTTTCGTACCTTGGCACCGTCATGATGGCTTGAACTCGAACTTGCTTGTTAGACACCGCTGTTTTCCTCCTAGCGTTAATTGACTAGCCGATGACGACAACGTCAGCGTTGTTGCTGTTGGCGGAGTTCTTGAACTCAAGGTCCAAGGCACCGACAACCGAACTGATCACAGCACCGTTGGCGGACGTGTCAGGCGTGACGGTCAGTCGCAAGTGCGAGCCGCGGCCCTTCAGGTCGACGTGGTAGGCAACGACAACCGCATTGGTGTTGTCGATGACTCGGTTAAAGTTGCTGTTGAACGTCGCAAAAGCGCCGGTTGCAGCATTGCCTTCCGCGAGTTGGAGTGTGACGTTGGTGCTGTTGGTGTTGGCCTCAGCGCCAAGCGTAACAAGAATCGTTGCGTAGTCCGCGCCGCGAACGTCGAACGCCGCAGAGCGTGCGGTGGTAGCCGCAGTGACCGGACCGAGAAGGACGTTGTAGTCCAATGCTTGAGAAGATTTCATGTTTTTGTATTCCTGTTTGAAATGGTTTGTTTGAAAAGTGGGGGCCGAGCCGTGGACCCGGCCCCCGTGACGCTAGGAGGAACTAGCGGATCAGCCGAAGACGAGACCGACAATTCCACCGGACGCGGAAGCGGTTCCACGATCGTGAACGACAATGTCGAACCGTTGGGTGGCTCGAATGTTGATCGTGTCTGTCAGGAAGCCGAGGCTGTTGTCGACCGCGAGGGTGATTCCTCGGCGGCTGCCGAAGATGACGCCGTCGGCCAGGTTGCCGAAGTAAGCGGCGCGACCAGTACTGGTGCCGGTCAGTCGCGACTCCAAAACTTGGCTGACGACGACCTCGTAACCCAGGAACGAACGCATGACGCCGTTCTGGATTTCCGTGGAGGTTGCACCACCAGAGACATTGGCGAGGCGTTGCATCGACGCGGCCCAGCCAGCTTGGCTGACGTACCACTTCGGTGGGACGGTGCCAAACAGCTTGCGAGCACCAACGACGGATTCGAAGTTTCCGATCGTCAGAGCACCGAACGTGGTGAGCGACGTTGCGGTAACGAGAGTGCCAGCACCGAGGGCACTGGCCAAGCCGACGATGCCGCCGTAGGTGCTGGTTCCATCGCCAAGAAACAAGGCTTCGTCTTCCTTGATGGCAAAGGACTGCGCGACGGATCGTGCAACCATTTCGCCGATGGAGATGACAGAGTCTTCGTTTAGCTCGCTGCTCACGGCAACGACGGCGGCCAATTTCTTCGCATCGAGTTGAACCGTGTTGACGGTCAGGTCGGACGCGGTGATCGTGTTGCCTTCGCCGACATAGTAGGCGGTTGCTTCGCCGGCAAGTCGCGGCATGATCATCTTGGCGTCGCCCATCGTGACTTGCTGGCACTCGCGACGAGCCACGCCGTACTGCTCACGCAGTTCGATGATGGTCGATTCGAGAGCGTCAGGAACCAGGAAACCACCCGTGACGTTTTCATTGGTAGTCATGGTCGCTCGGATGCCGTGCTCGCGGCACCAGTTCTTGGCCTTGCGGCTGCCGAACAGGTTAGCCATGATCCATTGGCCGGAAGCGTAGGCGTCCTCTTCCTTCTTGAAGGCTTGAAGACGGCCAGCGGCCTTGGCTCGGGCGGGAATCTTGATCGCTGGGCGAGCTGCGGACTCTTCCTCAGCGATGACTTCCTTGCCCTTGGCGATGACGTGGGCAACGATCTTGTCGGCTCGTTGCTTGGCTTCGACCAGCTCGGCAATCTTGCCAGGCTTGTTGTCGGTGCCAACGATGGAATCGATCTCTTCGATTTCGTCGGCGAGTAGTTCGCGATCTTCTTCTTTGGCAACTGCCATGATCGCTTCAACGCGTGCTCGCAAGGCTTCAATTTCCTTGGCGAGATCTTGAGGACTTCTCATTTTGGTGCTCCGTGCAATGCGGCAGCACAAAACGAAAAAAGCGGCTTGGGCTGCCGACTGTGTGAAAGGAATAAAACACAGCCTGCGAAGCCTTCCGCCGCTAATCAGTTGCGTCAGTACTTTGCGAGATTTAGATTGAGTCGTGAATTATCGAAATTGATTCGACCGTGTCAAACCGCGACTGCATGAGCAAAGCCGCGACAATGAGAAACAGACATCGGTATGTCGGTCAGCTTCCACGTTTCGACGTCGCCCCAGCCGGTCGAACGCAACCACGCATCAAGGCACTTGAGCGTTGGCACAGTCCAGTTGGATGCGTTGAATCCATATTCCGTGCCAGGGTAGTACTCCGCGTGGCAGGCACCAGATGGACATCCTTCGCCGGTATAGGGCGATTTGATGTTGTCGAGAATTGCGGACTCAATGTGAATCGCTTTCGTCGTGACAGATCGCAACTGCTCTAGCGCCCACGTTGGATGCTTGAGATGGTATAGCACACCGAAACAAAAGATGCGGTCGAACTCGATGCCTAGCCGTTCGATGTCGTAGACACTCATCGTAATGCGCTGGCAATGCTTGAAGCCAAAGGCTGCCTGGCACAAGTCCCAGGTTTGCCACTTGCTGCTGCGGTCGACGTTGGCGGTGCTGCCGAGCGTATCGCTGTGATCGTCGATGGCAACGACGTAGGACGCGCCTCGCTGGAGTGCGTACCAGGTCCAATACCCGTCCCAGGAACCGATGTCCAAGATTCGTTCGCCGTCGAATCGCTCTGGCAGTCGGTACGCTTTCTCGTCGATCGGTGCCCAGCCTGGCGTGGTGGTTCCCGGCAATTCGATGCGGTGATACCAAAAGGAAGTGGATGCTACGGCGTCGGCAATTTCTGTTTCGGTCATGTACTACCTCGGGTAGAGTCTCAGTCTCGTTTCGCGTTCCTTGCGTTGCGAGTAAGCGGACTTAGTGATGGCCGCGGCTTCCTGCTCGGCGGCTTCCTCAAAGAGATCCTGCGGTGGATGCTTCAGCCAGGCGGCTGCGGCAGCGGCCTTGCGGCGAACGGTTGGCGATAGGTCGGTGGCGAGGCCGTATCGCACAGCGTCGTCGGCATCGAACCACGTTTCAGCGTCCATCATGGAAAGCACGGCTTGCTCTTTGATGTCATCGACTGCGTTCATGTATTCAAAATAGATACTGGCCATCTCTCGGTCGTACATGGCAAGCACCTCAGACATCTTGGTCATGTCCACGCTGTTGCCAATGGCAATCGTGTGGGCTCGATGGATCATGAGCTTGCTGCCCCGCTCCATCGTGCGTTTGTCGCCGGCCAGAAAGATGATCGATGCTGCCGACGCGGC